GCAGGTGTTCTCTCCATACCTGTTAAAGTAAGAGTATATCCTGACATATCTCCCATTGCTGTTCCTGTTACAATAGTACCACCTGTAACTTCCATACCGTTAACTAATCCTGCAAGGAATAAGTTTCCGTTTTGATCTTCTACGATCACATTTGGATGTCCGTAAGCAATTAATTTAATCTCTTTGTTATCTTCTTTAGATAAACGAGGCATTGATAATTCAAGAACTTGCTCATAAGCAACAGTCCCATTCTCACTTGATGATTGAATGTTTTGTGTTAATGAAGAAGCAAAATGAACATCATATCTGTAAGCAGAAACTTCAGAAGCATTAGCTCCTAATGTTTCGATTACGTCAGTATCAGTTGCAGAGAAAGAAAGATCAGTAATGTCACCATAGTTGATGAAATATACGCTCTTAATCCCACCTACACTGTCTTTACAGGGTTTTAATCTCCCCAAAGATATTTTTTCACAAGCCATTTGTATATGTTTTATTAAGTTTTAAAAATGATGATTGGGAGTCGTTAAACTCCCATCATCTGTTTGTTGTTTGTATAATTACGCTACCTTGTAGTATACAATCTCAGCACCGTAAGCAAAACCTACAGCAGCAGTATAACGCATGATAAATCTCACATTTTGAGATCCGTCAAGTGTAGCCATGTCTAATACAGTAACTTCGTTTTGATCACTCATTAAACCTGTACCAAAGTATAAGTTTGAAGACTGAGCAGCAACCATGCTACCTGTAGATAAACCTGCAGCCATAAATAAGTTTACACCTTCAAATTGTAAAGAAGAGAAACCTTGATTAGAACCTTGATTTAAGTAACCATCTCCACCACCTTGAAGTGCTAAAGAAGAAACATAAGCTCTCCATACATCAGAAGCAACATATAATTTTAAATCTTCTTTTCCGTAGATAGGTTGAGGAATAGCAGCAATTACTTTTCTCATTTCAGCTTGTACAGTTGCAGCTACAGCAGCGACACCTGATATATCGATTACAGTGTTGTCAGCAGTAAAAAGAGCTTCAAATCCGTCATACTCACCTTCGTTACCATCAGCACCTTGCCACATGATAATTTCATTAGCAGTAGCTACTTCAGCAGCAGTCTTTCCAATGATGAATTGAGCTAAAGATGGAGGTAAGTTATCGTTAGCTGATAATCCCATAGAAATTGCATCCCAATCGTCACGGAAATCTTGCTTACAAAGAGTGTAATTTACTTGAAACTCTTTCGGAGTCAAAGTGTTCTCTGTAATATCGATAGTCGCAGTTGGTGTGAAATCACATGTTCCGTCTTTGATTAAGTCGCTCATAGCAACTTTCTTCAATACTTGTTTGAATTTAATGTTTGGCTTAACTGTCAATCCACCATTACGAATAGTAGTTGGAGTTAAAAGTGCAGCTTGTAAGTAAGGCATAGCTTTCTCACCTGCATAAGTTGTTGTAATATTAGTTGTTGTAGGCATTTGTTTTAATTTTTATTGTTAAATAATGTTTCGAAGACAAAATCTTCAGTTGTTTTTACTCTGTTTTGAGAATAAAGAAATAAATCTTTCTTAGCCACTACCGACTCAGGATCGTGAACTAATTCATCATTTATAACTTCTTCTAATTCTACTTCTTGCACTTCTTCTTCGATAACTTCTTCAGATACCTCTTCAGATAATACAACTTCTTCAGCTTCTTCTTTAACTTCAGATAAAGCCTCAGGCACTTCAAGTGGTTGAGATGGTGATATGCTTTCTAATACCTTAGTGTACATTTCTTTGATTTCTGCAATAGCAGAGTCAAATTCACTTTTAGATACAGCAGCAGGTGCTTGAACAGGTGCAGCTACAGGAGCTTCAGCAACAGGAGTCTCTTCTTTTACGACTTCCTCGTTTAGAGCTTCTACAGATAATTCCTCTTCAATCACTTCTTCACTCAAAACAACTTCTTCAACTACGTTTTCCTCACCAAGAGCTTTCTTAGATAAGTTAACTATAGATTCAAATAATTCTTTTGGGTTTTTCATAATTAAT